CAAGTGTCGTTTTGATTGTGACTGTCATACTTGCGGGTATTGTGATGGCAATGCTCTATTCAGTCACATTCATAACACAGCCAATCAAAAGCATTGCGCCCATTGATCAAGCATATTTGAAGATGATGAACGATATTGTCTTGCTGATTGTTGGCGGCATCGGTGGCGTGATGAGCCGAAAGGGTGTTCAAGCGATTGCAGATAGAGTAACCCCACCTACCCCACCCGCTACTACAGCGCCTTCTACGCCCGTTTCTGCGCCTTCTAGCCCACCTCCATCCGGTTCTACTGCTGGAAATATCATGAGTACTGGATATTTGCATATCACCATCAAAGGTAGAAAAATATTGGCGCATAGACTTGCATGGTTTTATACCTATGGAGTATGGCCTACTAATCAAATCGACCATATAAATGGTAAAAAACTTGATAACCGCAGACAGCAAGCGGCATTTATTGCTCAGTGTCAACATGAAAGTGGCAATTTCAAGTTGTTATCTGAAAACCTAAATTACCGCGCTGAAACGCTCATGAAGTTGTGGCCTAAGCGGTTCCCCACTTTGGACTTTGCTAATCAGTATTCGCGGAATCCTAAAAAGATCGCCAACAGCGTGTACAGCGGTCGTATGGGAAACAGAGATGAGGCTAGTGGGGACGGGTATCGGTTTCGCGGTAGGGGTTGCATTCAGCTAACCGGACACGCTAACTACTTCCATGCGGGACAAGCACTCGGAGTAGATTTCGTGATGGAACCCGATCTAGTCGCCACACCCAAATATGCGGCACTTACAGCGGGTTGGTTTTGGTCTACGCACGACTGCAACCGTCTCGCGGAGGAGGCCAATTGGACGGGTCTCACAAAGAAGATCAACGGCGGGACTATTGGGCTTGACGATAGGATTAACCACACCAATCAAGCCTTATCTGTCTTGTAACGCTTGACCATTCTAAGGATGGTCTCATGTGAGATAAAGCGGTGTTCGTTAAAGCACTCCCTTCGTCTGACAAGCATATTCTCAATCGTCTTAGTGTGTTGAACAAACGAGATTGCACCGCACTCGGGGCACTTCATGCCGGAGTTATTCGTACTCTTAGGATTCATTGAGGGCAAGCCAAACCATAAAACAGATGACAGAAATGGCTAGAGCGATTCCTAAGAACCCCAAAGCAAAGATAGTGAAGATGGTTTCGATCACATTACCCCCCGCATTTCCCAACCCAATAAAAAGTAATTCCATCGGGTAGTCATGTTTTGATTGGTAAACTTCTCACCGTCCCATTCAAGTTCAGATTCAGCATAACCTTTGCCCGTCATGAGGGCTATAAATACTTTTCGTGCTTTCATTGGTTACGCTCCTTTAAGGCTTGCTCAATAGCCATGTAGTGCTCATGTTCACTTCTTTTTTTTGCAACACTTTGAGCAAAAATATCAAGTTGCTGTTGCTTTGTCAGCCCAACCCATTTGCGTTCTTGTTCAATCTCTTGCCCAAGCCTTTGGGTTTCCTTCATGGCGTGTTCTGCCAATGCTCTCTCTGCTACTAGTTTGGCAAAGTGATAACGGGTAAACATCTCACCATCTTTGATTGACTCTTTCATAGCCTGTTGCCACATAGTGTCGATTTCGTCTTGTGTCATGGTTTCCAATCCTCATACCATCCATCAACATACATATCATGAAATCCCCATGCAAATAGCCATGTCCAACTAAGTGCAGCATCTCGGGGATAGTTAATCTTTGCCATCATGAGGCAAAGTTCTTTACTCGGAGGTGGTGCTTTCATTTTGTTTTGAGTCCTCTGATGTACACAGTAAACGATTGAATAGTGTCTTTGCCAAACGCTAGAGTGCATTTCTCAATGTGTTGGGCGACTTCTTCAATCACTTCATTTCGCGCATTGTTTTCAGCGTATCGGATTATTTGGTGTTTGCGCGACCCTTGAAGACCCCAATCGCCTTGTCTGCGACTGAGTTCTTCAAACGCTTCATCTTCCGGACTCATCAAAATCCAATGTCATCATCTGCGGGAAGGCCATCGAACTTCGGCTCTTTGGGCTTTGGGTCGTTCATGTATGCCCAACCATCCCACCCCGCATAGATCGGCATCACATCGAGTTTCAGCATGGGGCCATTCTTTGTGTCGATGACAGACCCAATACGGATGTATCGTTTCTTTTCTTCGCCTTTTGCGTTGGTGTATGTACCCGCAACTACGGTGACTTCTTTAAGCAGTGCCATTTTTTTCTTTCATTAAAAGTTCAAGTTTTTCGTCAAGGTCAGAGAGAAACTTCACCACTTCGGCATCCATTTCGCTGATTAGCTTCTCGTCTCGCTCAACTCGTTTGGTGAACATTTCCAACCCCTTTAGTCTCGGGTCAAAGGAAACGAAATCACACCATTCTTTACCCGTACACCTAAGCTGAAACTGAATTTGCTTGATGTACTTTGCGGGGACTTTTTTACTCAGCAATGTATCAATGTGGTTATGCGTGTTCATGCACTTGATCTCGATGATTCCATTGCCCACAATCCCATCGGGAGAGGCTCCAGCCATTTCAATGTCCGGATGAGCAATGAACCCCACTTGATCGACCAACACTGAATTGACCATTTCATAGTGCGCTCGGGCCATTGGCTCTGTCTCTGTACCCCATGCCATTGACGCATTGGTGAATGACTCAGCTACCTCACCCGTCAAACGCTCACAAATCAGTTGGGCCATGTAATCATCTCGTGACGCACCATAACCACCCGTCTTTAGCTTTGCCATCACATCGGAGACGCGAGAAGCCGTCACTTTGCCAAGTCTAATTTTTAGCCATGCTTCGCTGCCCTGCTTAACATCTTTGAATTCGCTTGCATCCATTACAGACTCGCTTTCTTCAAGTCTTTGGCAACAATGATGGCATTCTTTGCGGCTGCATCATGTCCGGCTACCTTGATGGCCTCAAAGTAAGCTGCCTTCAATTCTTCCTCTGTGGTGGCTGCATCAATGGAAGCGATTAGCGGAGCAATAAGGACGGTCTTTGGTGCGACTGAATGGGTATGGGCATCGGCATCATTGTCGGCCTCTGTGGGGATGCTAAAGGCTTGAAAGGCTGCATACTTGTATGCCGCTGACATAGCCTTGTTGGTGGCCTTATCTCCGCTGTCCATTGCTTCGCCAAAGGTCTTGACGGTGTGCTTAGAACCATCCTCTGCTGAAACAAAATCAAACTCAACCTCAACAGTCACATAGAACAATGCGCCACCCGACTTGCTTGCTCGTTCAACACACTCACGGGTAAGAACACGGGGCAGAATACAAAGGCTGTGCTTTGCCAATAGGGGCGCAATGGCGTTATACACATCGTCAATGCCCCTAAAGTTATAACCGCTGCCCTGCATATTCCTACGGTCTTTTGTGATTCCGACAGATGACAATTCTGATTGAACAGCGTTGATGGCTTTGTAAACTTTCATTTTGAATCCTTTGCAATAAGTTCGGTTTGGAGGGTTTTGATTTCGTCACGGGCATTGTCGATGTGGTTGACCAACACACGAATATGGCTCTCAAGCATCTGAATGCGATAGGCCAATCGCTCGACTTGATCGGCATCGCCATTGCGGTAAAGAGTCTCTGAGGTCTGTTTGACAGAATTGATGATGTAATCAGCGTCCATTTATGGTCTCCAAATAAAACAATCAAGGGCAACAACGATAAGGGCTATGAGGCTCACCACACGCACTACCTTGTCGGCAAGTGTCAGACGGGCTACATGAATCTCAATGCAAGCACCGTTCTCCATTGAATGGGGGAATGCTTCGGTGAATGTGCGGGGGAATTTGGTTCTGTTAAGCATGGAAATCCTCCAACATGGCGATGTGGTGTTTCTTAATCTGTGCATAGATTGATGCTTGATCGGCGGCAGTCAGTTCGTAGGTGACCTCAGTACCTGCAGGTTCATCTTCAAACGCCTCAACGGTATACGCAAACCAATCGTAGACTTCGGAGAGGCCAACAGAATCATCGGCTTCAAAGTAGTCAAACTCGACCGTGAGATACCCGTAGTCGATGCAGTGGACTTCGGTGGTGTAGGTTAGATTTTTCATTTGCTTCCTAAAAGACCCTATGCGATGTGCTGGGGAATGGATGTACTGTATCACTACATCTAGCACTGTGCATTAGGACTTTCCCTAATTTAGCTATATTTCTTGATGAATGCGTTAAGTTTGCGGACTTCGCTTCGTGCCCACTTTTGCTGCTCGGGGCCGTTTTCGCCTTGCAAATCTTCGTAGTTCCAATGAGGATTTGTCCCGTCTACAAACATTTCAAGAACGTGCTTGGCCTCGGCCAAAATCTCTTTGTCGGTGTATTGGTCAATTTCTTTTTTGTCATCACTAGCGATGTTTTGCAAGTCGTTTTTTAACTCGTCAATTGCTAAAGCTGATTTGA